CAACTGCGCTAGCATTTTGTACAACACCACGGGTTAGACCTGCTGGTGCAAACCATGGATAAGCAATATTGTCGTTATATGCATATTGATATAGTGCCATGTGTGAAGGTGGAACGGTTACAGTTGCACCTGCAGGAGTTGTTGCACGACCTGCTGGATAATATGCTGCACTGTATGTGTTCTTGGTTACAAGACCATCATCACCATTTTCGCTAGCACCAACGCCTTGTACCCACTGAACTGCTTCAGTTGGTGTCTTGCGCATTGGAGTATCAATAATGATAAATCCTGTTTCACCACGGTCACTGTTTAGAGCAACTAGTTCGTCTGTTAGCTCTGGATAGTTTGGAGCTGCTAGTAGTGTAAAGTTGCGTAGTGGATCACGTAGATCTTCGTTACCAGCAACTGCGGCTTGCATAGCTGCACTTACTACTTTACGCTGTGCAAAGCGACCAAATGCACCGCTACCATCTGCGTGGTTTGCTGCGGCGTTGCGCCATGCACCTGCTGTTGCATCCCAACTACGTACTGTGTTTTTACTTTGTGCCATGTTTACAGCCAACATACCCTGTGGGAATAGTCTGTAATCAGGAGCACTAGTGATTGGTGTAATTGCACCACTTGTTAGAGCAGTACGTGTCTGGTCTGTAAAGTCGTCAAATAATACACCGTCTTGTGTAGTTTGGTCTGTGTTATCGTGTGCAACCCAACTAACACCATTGTGTTGGTATAGGGCTGGACGATCACGCTCGCCGGCACCTGTGTTGATCCAAATATCGCCACTTGTTAATGCACCACCAACGCTGTTTTGTGTTGGTTCCATTGTTGAGTATTGAATATCTGCTGTAGCTACACGTTCCCAACCTGCGGCGCCACGTACTAGAACGTCAATCTCTGTACGAGTGTCGTTGTACCATAGTGTGCCGTTTGCTGGATTACCAGTTGGCTCTGCGTCTTGTGCGTAGAAATTTGCACTTGTAATTGGAGTAGCTGCACCTGCAACAACATTATCAATTGTGTATCCGCCTGTTGCGCCTGCATTTAGGCTAACATGGATGTCACTGTTGACAAGTGTCTGTGCGCCAACGGCTGTACCATCCTGAAGGATGTTGTTACCGCCACCACCTTGTGTGTCGTCTACTGTTTTAACATTTTCTAGTCCAAATACGCCACTGGCGTTTGCACTGTAGAATGCCAAGTTAATACCGTTACCTGGGCGTGTTGTTTTGATCCAAGTATCACCTGTGCTAGGTGCGCTAGGTGCATTGTAGTGTGCATCAAAAGTAACTGTGTTAGAAGCAGAACTGTTTAGTTGCTCCCAAGCACCACCAACACCTTTAAAGTAATGAACTGCTGTATCTGTAGCACCGTCACTTAGGACAGCCACTAGATATTCACCGTTTACTACTGTTGCGCTTGGTGTATATGTACCAGCAACTTCACCTGCTGTTGCTGCTGTATCGACCTCTACAGTTACATCCTGTAGAACCCATGATGTACCATTCCATTCATGTACACCGAATTTACTGCCGTCAGTGTCTAACCAGTATGCACCGCTTGCAACTGGGCCTGCTGGGGCATCTGCACTAACTGCTAGTTGTGCTAGGTCAATATTTGCTCTTACAACATATGCTTGAGAACCTTGTCCCAAGAAACTGTAAGCCGCTAATAGACCATATTCACTTGTTTCATCGCCTTCTGCAAGGTCTGATCCAAATGTGGCATCGCCAAAGAATTGTGTGATTTCTCTTTGTGATGTTACAGGTACAACTTGACCAGCAGTTGCTGATTTAGTGTACTTTGCAATACCATCTGTTTCTGTTCCGGTTGGATCAACTTTGTTTTCACGAGTAGCAATCACAATCAATGGGATTGTACCCGTACCTGGAGAGGCGTAAGCACTCTCGTCGACAACCGTTACAGCAACACCTGGGGAAACTAAAGTAGCCATATCTTTTCTCCTCTGATAATTCAGTTAATGTTTTAGTAACTAAGAGTATTTAGCAGAAGGCTACTTATTATGGGTGGTTATGGAGATAACTACGTAGTTAATTATAAATTTGCACTGTAAGGATCAATGTGACTGATTAATTGGCCTACGTTAAATTCTAGATCAGCAATTGTGCCATTATTATCAAGGGTAAAATCACTCATCCATTGTTCTAGGCTCATGCTGTTTTTGTTTTCTGGAGGCAGATGATCACTGCGATCTACCCAAATGCAATAATCAAAAACACCAGTGTTTTGCATAGCAAAAAACTCACGTTTGTTACGTAATCCACAGTAGATGTCGTGTTCAGCAAAAATTTCTCTACCTAAACGTGCCGCATCAGGTACATTATAATCGCAGATAGCATCATACCATTCTGCTCTGTGATTATGCCTGTCAGCGTAGCACTGTTCTTCATTAGTGTATCCATACTTGTCCTTTAACATGTCGAAAATGAAAAGTTTACTACAAAACTTACTCGAACTTTCAAAACTGTACCCGTACTTATCACGCAATATTTCACAGACTGTATCTTTGCCGTGACGACCGTGTCCAATTACCATCAACTTTAATTTCATCTTTGTCATTGAATGTACTTTCTAATTTCAACTTTTTTATTGTATTTCTGACGTATTGTGTCAGCCGCTTTATTTGCAGAATAGACGCTGTAGAACTCTTTGTCCCAGCGTCTGTCATTTATATATAACACAAATATATAATTTTGTCTAGCATCTTCATCACGCAATTCGTAATGTAGTTCTGCATGTTTGAACTCTGCTTTACTCATTGAGCCCCAGTCAAGTTCATTTGGGTTGTTTGGATAGTTCATAAGTCTCCTAATTTAGATCACATTCCCAACAATCATTACGAAACTCTGCACGTAGCGCACCTAATGGATAGTCACTGTGTTCAAACAAGATATAAGGACGATTAGTGTAATCCATCTTCATCGTGACTACATTAACTTCGTCTAATGGGAGTATTTTTGGTTCCAGCATTGACTCACGATATGCTGAGTTAAAAACTTTAATCATGCATATGCACTCCAGTATTCGTTCCACATTTCAGCAACACCTTCTTCAATGTCTTCTACATCCATAAAAGGTACCTCTGTTTTACCAAGTGCAACGGCTTTTGACATTGCTTCTGTTACGTGTTCTGATTCTTTTACAAACACTGCACAACTGTCAAAAAACTTTTCTTCACATTCTATTACGTAATCACTCATTCCCATATCTGTCTCCTTATTTCAAGTAAAGTGGACCAGTCCACCGAATTGTGTAACCGTCAAAAACGTTACCACGTGCCGCATTACGAGCTGGTGCATTATAACCTGCAGCCATCAAAATATCACCTTTTTTGAACTTTGTGTCCTTGTCGGTGTTAACAATGAAACCCCAAACACTTCTATCACTAAGGATTTTAATGTATTTGTTGCCTTCTTTAACTTCCAGCAAGTTGTCGTAATTGGCAACTTTTTCTGCAAAGTAACCGCTCAGTTGTTCTTTACCGCCTTTGGTTGCCCAACGAACGAAGTCTGCTTTGATATCGGCAAGCAATGTGTTAATTTCATTTTGCATTTGGTAACTCCTGTTTCCTTAACTTACTCTTATATATTAAAGTAAAACGTTTTACTTGTCAACACTTTTTAGGCAAATTCTTCAACTTTTTTTACAAGCTCAACACGCCCGTCATAGTCCATGCTGGACTCAAAAGGAATATAACCAGTGTCACCGACACGGCTTGCACCATCCATAGTGTCTGTATCAATTTCAACAGTGTAGGCTTCATACATGTAAAAGCCTTCAGTTGGATGGTAAATTGAGCCTTTTGCTACAACCTTGCCTTCAATGTAGTATTCTTTACTAAACTGAAAGTCATAACCACGGATACGATCACCAACTTCTGCTAACGCTTCGAACTTCAACATATCTATTACCTCGTTTTCTTAACTTACTCTTATATAATAAGGTAAAACGTCTTACCTGTCAACAAAAATCAGAAAAAAAAGGCAGGAAAAAATCCTGCCAGATCAATAACTTAAAATTTTTTTTATTTTTTTATCCGATTACAAAGCCTAAACCTGTTGAACCTTCAGCATAAAGTGTTAAGTCTTGCTCTAGTTTATCTAGGTCTGCTTGTGCGTCTGCACGTAATACATCAGCATTAAGTGTTGTTCCGCCTTGTGGTCCAGCAATAGTATTAAATTTACCACGTGCTTCAGCAAGAATTAAACGTGCATGTGCAAATGCATAATCTTTTAGCCAAGGTTTTGCATATGTATCTGCAAATAGTGCTTCTTCTGGTCTGAAATTATATACATGTAGGTATACATCATCTTCAGCTTTAATTCTTCTGTGAATTAGCAAGTTGTGAGTTACGTGGTTCCAGGTAAATGTATACTCTGCACCAAATAAACGGCCTAGTGCTTCACGGTGTTGTGCCAGTGCATCAAATACACCTAGTCCACCTGCACGGCCACTGTGTAACAAATATGTGTTCAAGTAT